ACAAGTACCGGCCCCGATATTGTGGATCCAAACACTATCGCCGGCGCTAAAAATGCTTGTATTAACCGTAATTGTTGTGGCGGTCGCCTTATTCATAACGATACGTTTTCCGGCGTCTGCCGCGACGAGGGTATAACTATCGGTTTTGTTTGATACCGGGATATTGAACGTCGAATTCAATTCCGAGGCGGAAAGTACGTTGCCGTCGACGAACGGATACGGGGTAGTGGCCATGGTGGTTAGCCTAATACGTTTGTCGTGCCAATGACGCCATATAGCAAATCCCCTAGGACCAACTGGTACACAATTTGGGTAGGTGATGTATAGAGCCGGACACGGTGACCGGTCCGTACGTCAATTAAATGTTCGATACCCTCGACCGCCAATTCTTGGCCTAGTTGGGTTGTGCCGGGACCGCTATTAAACGTCTTTTCGATAGTCACCGTGTCGCCAATGTCGATAATGGCTACGGCGTCGCGTTGGCCCGTGGTGAGGCTCGCAAACGTGGTTCCTACGCTGTTATAACGGGCTTCGGGTTCGCCGTCCAAAAGGTAATCGGCGGCGTCTTGTATTTCGGTGGCTTCGTGTAAAAGGCTGTTTGTGATTGAGGCAGTTTGGATAAAATATGTTGCTTGGCTCGTAAGGTCGTCGGCTGTCGCGTCGCTTCCGCTTAACGCTTGGACGTAGGCCCTATTGGTTACGGCATCCGCCTCGAACGTAATACCTAATTCGTCGTACGGTACGCCGGTCCCGTCGTCCCCAAAATCGGCTACGGATCCGCTAATCGTTGCGCCTATGCGCTGTTGGAACGTTAAAACGCCATCACGGCTAATAAACAAACGGCCAAATTCGGCAGTTTGGTTTATTTGGCTTAAATATCCTAAAACGTTGGTTCCGGCCGGGACGGTATACGCGCTGTCGTGGCCGAGATTGACGGTGCCGGCGTCAATGTTTCGGGCGGTTGGTCCGCTCGGGTAATCGACCTCGGGTAAATCCAATACGGTTTCGATACGTTCTCCGGACGTTTCCGGGGTTACGTTTAATTCGTCCATGACGGTTTGGGCTAACAGATAAAAATCGTCGGCGCAATACACGGAAACGGTGTCGAGGCCGTCTAACGAAAAATTGTAGTCGTAGTTAATAATTTTGCCGCGAAACAAAAATTCTTCGTTGTTGGTTGCGTCATATCGGACTAGTTCAACTTGCCGCAATGGCGCTAAACCCGGTTTGGATTGTGGCGTATCGTAGTAAGGGCTATTTTCATCGAACGGCGAAAAAATGCCGGTTGTGTCCAAAATGGTAAACGACATGGTACCGGCGGCGAATTGGTCGCCCGGGTCGCGCCGGCCACGGCGAATATTAACGTTCGTACAATCGTCGAGAACCGACGCAAATTCGGTTGTGCCGCCCAACACGTATTCCGTATTTCCTAATACGCCTTTAGGGGTATCACCTAACGTAAAGGCGTCCACTAAAAACCCGGTATCTATGCGTAGGTCATAGTTGCCGGCTTGAACTACTGACGTAGCCATTTACGCAACCCAAATATCGGCGGGGCCGTTTTGCCGGTTAAACGCTTTAATTCCGTTAATCGAGGCTTCGCCAATTTGGGCGGCTGTTGCGAACCCGCCTTGGATAATCACGTTGTACGTGTCGCCGCTAATACCGGGCAAACCCGAAAAATCCAGTTTTGACGGATCTAAAAACATTCCGTTGCCGGCGTCAATAAGGCCGGCGTTATCGCCGCCGCCTGTCGTGCCGCCGCCGCCGTTAACGGTTGCCGCTACGTCCTCAAACGCACCGGACGAAATACCCAAAATTTCGCGCAAACGTTCCAACGACAAATTCGGGTTTTTCAAGATTTCCTCATATTGGGCAATAACCGATTGGATACCGGCTACTAATGCTTCGCCTTGGCGTACACCGGCCCCGTAAAATTCGTCGGCCGCCTCGACGCCAAGTTCGTCCGCGACGCTTTGTAGGCTGTCCAAAAGTTGGTTGGTTTGCTCGATTGCTGCGGATCCGCCGTTAATTAGTTCGTCGGCAATAAAGGTTCCGGCCTCTACGCCGGCGTCTAACACTTGACGCAATCCGGCTTTAGACAAACCCATTTTTAGCAAGGTTGCGACACGCTCGCCAAACAATTTCGACCGGTTCGCCATAACTGTTAGGCCGGCAACAAAACTGGTTTTTTCGTTAGTGGCTTCGTCCAATGCGTCTTTAAACGACAATGTTCCGGAAACGCTGCTGCTAATGCTGTCCCGAAAATCGTCATAAGCGCGGCGGGCGTCGTCCAACTGGTTGGTTGCTTTATCCAACGCGATTTTAAAATTGTCGGCAATCTCGCGGCGTAGGTTCTTGGATTGTTCTTCAAGTTTCTTTTGCGCTTCGGTAAGTTTCTTGGTCGCGGATCCGGCGCCCTTGGGCGTGTCGTCGCCCATGCTGTCCGACAAACTACGCGCTGTTTCGGCAAGCTTTTTAGCGGCAAACGACGAATAATCCATTTGCGCCGACGCAATACCTACGCCTTTTCGGAAATCGTCAAATTTCTTTCGTAGCGCGTCAATATCTACTGAGAGGTCAACCGTTAGTGCGTCGCCAAGGCTCGACGCACCGGCCACCACGTTTTCGCCCATTTCCCATACGGCTTTAAGAATGAGTTTTGTGCGCTGTCCAACGTTGGACATTTGGGCTAGCGCTATGGTGATACTTTCCGCAAGGTTCAGCATTGCCTCACCGGCCGGCCCCATTTCCGCTACGGCTTGCTGTAAACCCTTTTTAAGCGATACGCCAAAAGCGTCGGAAATACGTTCGATAGCCGGGGTTACGTTGTCGTTTACCCAACCAATAAATTTTTGAAACACGGGTAGCAAGGCTTGGCCAATGTTGGTTTTGACGTTTTCAAACGTGGCTGCCAAAATGCGCTGTTGGTTAGCGAGACCGTCCGAGGTTCGCGCAAAATCGCCTTGCGCGTCGTTTGTTTGTTCGTAGATGACCTTTTGTGCTGCTAATACCTTGGCCTGTTGCGACAACGCCCCGGTGCCGTTGTAAATGCCCAGTTCCATTGCGGCGCTCTTTAGTGTGGCGTCGTTCAACAAAACGCCGTACTGGCGCAATGGTTCACTTTCGCCGCGCAACGCTGCGCCAAGCGCGTTAATTGCTTGGTCGACGCTTGTGTTATTGAAACTGGCTAGATCCGCCGCGAGCGTAACAAATTCGGTAGAAAACGTAGACAAGTCTTTTCCGGCTAGTCCGGCGGCTTTACCAAACACGGCAAACGTCGAAGCGGCTTGTAGGGCTGCGGTTTCGCTAATTCCAAGGGACCGGGCCGCGGTACGGCTAAACGCTTCAACCTCGACGCTAATAGCGCCAAACACAACGTTCGATTTAGAAATGGCTTCGTTGAGATCCGACGCGGCTTGAACGGCTTTATAGGCCATTGCGCCGACGGCTGTTACGACGCCGCCAACAGCGGCCCCAACTAGCGCTGTTGACGCGGTTAAACCTTGGAACGCTTTTTGGGCTTTCTGTAAGCCCGTGTTATTAAACGTTGTAAGAATTGGAATGTTAATTGCCATAACGAACCTTTAAATTGCGGTTGGTTATATCCATAACCTTTTTAACCGTTTTTAAAACGTCGGCTTCGACGGCGGGCCTGTTGCGGGTTACAACCGGGTCAATAACACGGGGTTGGCGGCCCTCTTGGGCGTTCAGATTGGTTACAAAAAGGCTGCTAGTTGTATTGCGGCCGGCATGGTCATAAATGACGGCTGCCGGGTCGACGGATTGAACAACCATAAGCCGGTACGGCAACGCACCAAACGCGACCTGTTGCGTGTATTGGTTCCCTAAATCGTCGGTGCGGGTAAAGTTCACGTACCGTTCCCGGGTGGCGCGGGCGCCAACCTTGATTTTGTAGCCGGCTTGGGCCTTGGCGGTATCCCAACGGACCTCGCGGCCTTTGACGAGCGAACCGCGGCGCATACCGGATAGCGGCGCCCCGTTGCCCTTGCTGTTATCAAAATTGGCCACCATTGACCGGGTTTCGGAAATAATCTTGGATCCGGACGCTTTAATGTCCTTGGTTACTTGGCGACGATAACGCGGGTCGATTTTGTTCAGTTCGGCTAAGGCCTCTTGGATACCCTTAATTTGTAGTTGGGTTGCCGCGGTTGCCATTAGTTACCTACGTTGTCGTTGTCGTTCCTCACCAATAGTAACCATTGTTAGTAGGTCCCTAAGGTCAAACGTATCGGAATACCATTGCGGCGCCCAACCAACCGCCAACACCATTTCGGCTAGTTGGCGTCGGTAGGTTCCGCGTGGGTAGGGTTTTCGGGGTCCTTAGACACAACCTCGATATTGACCAACTTTTTTAGGTAATCGTCAAACGAACCGGGAACAACAATCTTTGTTGCTTTGGCGCTTTCCCAAGCCAAATACGCCAAATCTTCGACGCCAACGCCGGTGGCCATGTCGGACGCCTTGCGCTTAAAACGGCGTTCCCATTGGACAACGACAAATAGGTTTGTTGATACCTCGTAGGTTTCGTCGGTTGTTTCAACTTTGAGGGTTAACAGCATTGCGGCTTCCTTTCGTTGTCGGGCCGATTAGTGGCCGTGGTTATGCGGTTGTGTCGGTGGTGTACACGCCACCGACAAACGTAATGTCGGCGGTTGCCAGTTCGCCAAGGGTCATGTTGACCACCGGCAATTCGGCAAGGAATGTTCCGGTAAGCGTAAAGCCCGGGTTGGTTGCGCTGTCCGCGCCGGCGGCCGGCTTAACGATGACGGTCGTGGTCGTGCCAACGAGGTCCTTAAGCGTCGCGTACGTTTCATTGCTTGCGTACGACATATAGAGCGTCAAGGTAAGTTCGTGGTTGCCGAGGCCCGACGTATAAGAACGGGAACCAGTACCAAACGCCGTGTTTTCCAACTGGTCGTAACGCTGCGTAAAAACTGCCGCAGTCGTCTGATCCGTCAAATCGACGCTGTTGACGGTAACGACCGGGTTCGAGAGGGCAATACTGGTAGGCATGGGCTATTCCTTTTCGTTCGTTTCTGATTTAGTTTTAGCATTTTTTGCGGGCTTAGGTGCGGATACTTTAATAAATCCGGCTGCCAAAAGCGCCTCGACGTTGATACCGGGGCGAACCTTGTACGGGTCGCCCGGGGTTCCAATCCTTGCGGAAACAATTTCGTAAACCATGGCTACCCCGTTTGTGCTTGTCGTTCAACCGTTAAATCGTAGGCGGGCAGTTCGGAACCGCCAATTACGGCGATTGTTGGCCGTCCGTCTACTACACCAACATTAGCGGTTAGGACCTTATTGGCTAGGTTCATTAGTGACCGTTGCGCGTCAAGGTTGCCGGGGCCAAGCGTGATTATGCGTACCGGAAACGTCATTTTTACAATGTTGTAGTTCCATGCGACAAACGTTGGCGCCTCGACAAGTACGCATGGCGGTACAAGGTTGCGCGGGTCCGTTATACAAGTAAGGCCGGTTACGGCGTTGAGGGCGGCCGCTAAATCGTCTAGCGCTTCGTTAAATAGGTCCGTATAAGCGGGAACGGGCATTAGGCAACCTGCGGACGGTCGATACCTAAGAGTTGTTTAATCATGGGCGAGAGGCCGACGGATCCGCCGGCTACCATGCCGTCGAACGACGCGAAATCTGATACCGAGCCGCGTTGACGGTAAAGAAATCCCCCGTAGGCGATTGTTCCGAGAGTGACCGCGCCGCTAGGGCTTGTACTGAGGCTGTCCACGTATCCGGCCTCGCGTCGCCTGTTGAAACAAAAAGCGTTCGAGGCGGCCGCGCATTGCGTCAAAAATGCGGCGTCCAATGCGGTAGCG